TCTCTTTATTGTGCAGTTTTTGCACTCATACGAATATATTGACTCTGAGTCTGTTGCATTTTTATGTGTTTTATAAAATCCACTCATTAAGTCCTTTACCTCACCACATACTCTACATTTTCTTTCGGATAAAAATAAATTATCTGGATCAAAGTCTTGCATTAATTATATTCCCACATGTATGACCTATCACCATACTCATCTGTATACCATCTATCACCATTATTATCTACAAAACTTTCACTATCCAATCCATCAGACATAAAACCAAAAGGTGCCATATCTTGTTCAATTTGATTTCTCTGCTCATCATATATTCGTTTACGTACATCATTATCCGTCATCTCCTTAAAATAGTCTTGAACGACTAACCACGAGAAAATTACTAAGCACATTGCTAAGTCATCATTGCATCCATCCTCAGCTTCAAATGATCCAGTCTTTTGAATAAATGTAGTGAGCTCACTTATAATGTCATAATCGCAGATGATAAGTTTATCATCTTCAATAATTGTTTTTAAATTTGAACATCCAATTTTCTTCACAGTTTTGGACATCTTAACTCCAAGTTGTGATTTCTTCCCAGAAAAACCTTGACCAACTAATTGCCCTGCTCTTCCTCTCATTGAGCACATTAATAAATTTTCATACTCCAAATCATACTGAAGTATACTTGATACTTGTTCTCCAATATCATTAACTTCAACTAAGATAAATGATTTATTATATGCTCTTCCTACTCTATCTATGATTGATGGAAAAAGTATTGGTTTTATCTCATTATTTTTATACTTTGCTACCACTTTATATGGAAATGTTGTTATATCAAAAACAACAAATGCTGAATAGTCTTTTCCTGTTCCCCTAGCAACGTCAACTGTAATCATATAATTTCTATTTTCTTTTGGTTCTTCGTAAATATCTAAACCTTTATTTTTAGATAACGGATCATTATAAACCATAGACCTTAATTTTGAAGGTGCAATAAGAGTATCAACAGAACCTAAGAACTCGCATTCAAACTCTTGAGTGAATTGTCTCTCTGATGTGTTTCTTATAGTTTCTTCTTTCCAAGCAACATCTCTACCTGGAACAGCACTCCAATGAACTTCTAAAGGTATATAACCATTCTTTTGCCTCTCTGCATCATGCCAGAGCTTGTAGAACATATTCATCCCATTGGGAGTAGAGATGATAATTACTTTAGTGGTTTTACCTGAAGAAATAGTTGGATATACAGAAGAGAAGAATTGCTCTGCGATATGATTTGGGATAAACGCAAATTCGTCCAAGAAAATAATATTAAATGAGTTACCACGAACAGCAGAACTAGATGTTGATGCTGCTATAATTTTACTTCCGTTTTCTAATTCTAACGAACCTTTGTTCCAAGATCCAACACCTTGCTGTAACCACTTTGGTAAGTTTTCATATGATAATTGCAATCTTCCTAGCAGTTCTCTAGCAGTTTCTGCTTTGTTTGCTAGAATAGCAATTCTAATATTATCATTAAATAAAGCATAATGAAGTAAATATGAAACCACAGTAGTTGACTTACCAGTCTGACGAGGTAATTTGGCAATATTAAATCTATTATTATGAAAATTTTCAATTAAATTTTTCTGAAAATCGTACATATCAAAAGGAACTAATCCTTCATCAAGTGATACGATTTTTATATAGTTAACAGCAAAATAAACAGGGTCTTGCTTACATCTTAAGTACTCTTGTACTTGATCAGTTGTAAACTCTATTTGAACATTTTCTGCTTTTAGATTGGGATTACCCTTATAATTCTTTTCAGCCATAAATTATAAATCTTTAAAATTCATATTCGATACAGTTTCTTGAAACTTAAGGAGTAGTTTAATATATGATTTTGCAACATTTCGTATTTCATCAATGTCATTACATGTATCAACTTCTCTTGAAAGTTTTTCATATTCAAAAATCTTAGAAAGATTTTTTAATTCAACTTCCTCAGGTTTCATTGTGTATCTCCTGTATATAATAATGGTTTAGTTGGGTCTTTCAATGAAGGATTGAATGACAATACTCTTGCTCCCGGATATAGTTTTCTAATCTCAAATGTTACTTCTTCTTTAGTTGGTCTGGTAAATTTTGGAAAAAATATTTGAACAGACTGCATCTGTCCTCTCCAGTTTAGTAGTATACTATAAGTTGTGCCACGAGATTGTATCCTTGAATAGTTTTCAATATTTAAATATTGAACTTCTTCTTTTTTAGTCTTATTTCCCCAGTTCTTTGCACAGGGTTTTCCTGCATACTTGCCACCAAGTTGTACCCAACCAGGTGTTCCATCGGATGATTTACTCTTAGCAAACCAGTCACGTAAAGAACTATCTCCACTTTTGTTGGCTTCATATAAGAACTCGGAAAAGTATTTCATATTTTGCAACTTTTTAACTATTTAGATTCATCTTCATTTTTAATTCCTTGCTTTAATATTTTTTGTAAGTCTGCAGTTGAACCAATGAACATAGTGTTATTTGTAGTAACATTTTTTGGTCCTTTAGAATCTTCTTCATCTAATTTTTTCATCTTTTGTTGAAGGTCTAATAATTTATCAGTTGTATCTGCAACATTTTTAATTAATTGACCAGCAACTTCATATGCTCTTGGTGATTCTGATTGCTGGGCAATATCTAATATACCACTTAATGCTTCTTGACCTTTATCAATTAAATTATATAATTGTGCTCTAGTATATCCATAATCTTTTTCTGAATCTACACCATCTTCTTTTGGATTAGTTTTTTCTTTTTTTACTACTTCTGTAGATACTTCTGTTGCTTCTATATCTAAAGAATCATTTATTGCATCAAAATTATTTATCATACATCAGTACCTTTATTGGGACTATAGAATCTCCCATCACCAAAATCAAATGTTTCTTCAACGAAACCAAAGTCATCACCATATTCAATTAGTTCATTATCAGCAATAGTTATTGCATTGATAAAATCACCATCTTCATGAGTAGATGCTGTAGTATTATTCTCCCCCCTCCGAACATTTAAACTGTTACCAGAAATTGCTTTTATGTATAAAACTTCTTGATTTATCTGAATATATGAATCCGCAATTAGTGATACTGAATCACTTACATTTATTGTAGTAACTACATCGTTTACATTGGAACTCAAAGTAGTAGTCTTATCGTTATTATAGTCCTTTATTGCTTTGGGTTTTGCAGTATATCTTAACTGCCTTGATGCATTGTTTCTTTGAGTATCAGTATAATAATCAACTTGTACTTTTTTAATGATTGGGTCTGCACTATCTGAAATTGGTCCAAACATAGAGACTTTGGCAGTGAAATCTAATGTATAGATTATATTTCTTCTCGTACTATAATCTCCCTCATAGTTATCTACCATTCCAATATTATTTAAAATAAAAGGTATATCCTTCTTCTCTCCTATAGAGTCAATCAAATCTACAGTCACGTTGAACTGAGGTTGAAACATTGGTAGTATTTGCTCTATAATTTGAAGTACATCGTCCTGATACTTTACCATAATACTAAGTTGTATGCCAATATTATAAGGTGCTGGCATATAAACTTTTACATTATCACCATTAGATTTATTTGCATGAAATGTCTGGACAGTTGATACTTTTCTAGAACTATCATAAACTAAAGAAGTCATTTCAAATGACATTCTTGGGTAAGTAATAGCAACTCTATTTCTTGTATCTGGTTTTTCATCCAATCTTACAAGAAATTTTTGAGCAGGTCCATATGCTATTGGAACTTTCATTAAACTGACATCAGCACCATTATCATCCTGATGTTTAATGTATAAGTTATTAAAAAGAGTCCCAAAGGAAATTATTGTTTTTCTTATAATTTCGTGGTAATAGTACTGGCCAAACATTTCAAAATATTGTATAGGTATTTACTTATTATTTAGAACTCTCCGAATGGGTTAGTTTCTGTAAAGTCAAGTATTTTATCTGCCTCTTCTTCGATTGTATAATTTTCGGCAAAGGTATCATCAACATTATCTGTTTCTATTGAAAACACTGTATAAGAACCTGCAGCACCAACAACAGTTTCACCTAAAGCAAAATTTCCATCAACTATAGAAAGTTTTAATTTTTTAGTATCACCATTCCAATCTTTAACATATGCTTTAGTTCCTGTTTTTTCTCCAGTAACTATTTCATTAAACTCAAATGATCCACTTGAAATACCAGGAGGTTCTGCAATTGTCACTTGAGGTGACATGGTATATCCGATTCCAGCATCAGTAAATCTTATTGCAGTAACTACTCCAACAGTATTGATAAATGCTTCTGCTTTTGCTGTTACTGCCACACCAATAACTGGTGGAATACCTATAGTAACTTCAGGAGCAGAAGAGTATCCTTGTCCACCAGAAGTTATGCTAACTGGAGATAAAGAACCCGAATTGATAATTGATGTGGCAATAGTTCCAGAACCACTTGATGAAATAAACGTAACTATTGGTGCTGTGCTATATCCATAACCTGGATTAGTTATGTATACCTTACTGACAGAACCTCTGTCTATTACTGCAACTGCAGACGCAGTAATACCACCACCAACTGGATTGGAGATATCAACAACTGGTGCAGATTTATAACCACTACCACCATGAAGTAAATCTATATTTGATATTGAATAGTCGGGAACTCCAGAAGCAAGTTCGGACATCAGTCCAACAGATGCACTTGCAGTTGTTGCTCCAGACCCAACCATTTGCATTGTGATCATATAACCAAAATCCTTTATGGATTCGTCAACATCATCAATTCCTGTATCAATAATCTCATCTTCATACTCAAACAACTCACATCTCAATTCATAAACATATAAATCATTCAACTGATAGAATGGTGTTTTTGTTTCTACATATTTAATCTCGAATAAAGCATTATCTAGAGGTAAGTAAATCAAGTCTCCTTCTTGGGGACGAGTTTTTACTTTAACATTTTCATCTCTAAATAAACCGAGTTTGGGTGTTATGAAGTCAGAATATCTTTCTCTTGAAATAACAAAAGTTATTTCATCAGTACTTCTGACCCCAAACTTTGATAGGATATCACCATTACCACCAAAACCATCAAAAGTAGAAATGTATGCTTCTAATCTAAAACTATCGTCAAATTTAGAAACAATTATTTCTTTAATAATTTTTTCTTCATTAATAATCTTTCTAGGCATATAGAGAACATCTTGCCCATACATTGATAACTGTTCGTTTATCAATGACTGGACAAGTCTTTGCTCACTTGGTGAACCTTGTAAGAAATAAGGATTTAAAGGAGTCATATTAACCTATCATATCTAATGGTGGCATTTCATATTCTGTATGTAACTTCTCTTCAAGAACTGTTATTTCATTTACTGCATCATCATATAGTTGTCTTCCATTTAAAGTAATTCCACCAGGTAATTGAACACCATTGAATTTAATCATATTCATTCCCCACTGTTTTTTAATTAGTGAAGTTAAATATTTTTTTAACCACCAATCATTATAAACTTTTGTAAAATCTAATGGATCTACAATTCTGTAGCAATCCAAAATTAACCATGAATCTTCATGGACATTTGCCCAGTCAATATCTAAGTATAACCTTCCTTGTTTTTTATTTAATCTTAACTGAACGTCGGGTGTAAGCAATCTTCCAATATCTTCTAAGTGTGTTTTCACCATTGCATAATTTAATAAATCTAATGCACCATAGTAATGAAGGTCATTTAAAAATAATTGATATTTC